GCGATCCGGTCCCAGAAAGCCACGTCCCGGCAAATCACCGGACGAAGACCTCCAGCGACGCGCCGCCTGCCTCAATCAGGAACTCGTCGTTGTTCAGGATCGCCATGCCAAGGACGATCACTGTGTGCGAGCCGGCAGTCAGGCTGGCCGTCGTTACGATCTGGATTGAGCCGGTGTCGCCCGCCGGGTCGTTCTGTTCAATGAAGCGGTAGCGTGTCGGGTCGGATGTCGCGACCGCCCGGATGTTGTCCATGTTGTGAGTGCCGGAGAAGTCCACGAATAGCGCGGCCTCCAGGGTCTCGGCATTGGTAGAGGTCAGCGTCGCCGTGAAGCGGATGATGACCAGCCCCGTCACCGGAACGTCGAACGTCGCCGTCAAGAGCGTTGTCGCGCCCACCGCGCTTGTGCTGCCGCCCGTGAAGTTCAGGCCCTTGATGAGAACCTGGGCCGCGTTCGTCGCCGGAGCGCCCGGACGGATGGCCGTTGTCGAGAGGGCTGCGGTGTCCACCACGCCAGCCGCAATCCCGGCGTTCTCCGCAACGATGGTCCCACCGACATTGACCGCCGTAAACTCCTCGGTTCCGGCCAACACAGCCGTAAGCCGGTCAATCTGGGCCTGAAGGCTGGCGTCGGTCGCATCCTGCCGGGCGTCGATGCCTTCCTGCATCGTCCTCAGTTCCTCCATGAACAGAAGGAACAGGCTGGACGGCGTCAGGTCAGGCTTGACGATCTGCTGTTGAGCGGAAAGGCGAGGCAGCGCCATCAGTCAATGTCCGCATAGGCCGAGAAGATCGCCCGCTTGGCCGCATCCGTGATCGTCAGCTTGAAGGCGCAACCCCGGCTCATGCCCTGCGAGGACCACGTCACCCGGCGGAAGCGGTCACCCTGCTTGCCGTAGGGACGGATCAGTGGCGTGGTGAACTCCTCGCCGTCTTCCGTGCGCGACAGGCTGATCTTGGGGTTCAGTGTCTGCGAGCCGACGCCAGCCTCAAGCCGAACCTCCACGCTGTTGATGCTGAACCGCTCGCCCTGATTATCCACCCACGGGAAGACCATCTCGAAGGGTAGGACAGCCCCGGCCTCGCTATATCCGCCGAGCTGATAGAGTTGAGCGCCGCCGACCAGATGCTTGCCGAACTGATAGGCGTAGTAGCTGACCGACCATGTGTCCGACCCGTAGGACCGGCGGTCATGCCAGCGTTGCGTCGCCTGATCCCAGACCACGCATCCCTCGGGATTGCGGAAGACCACGAACAGGTGACCCTCCCACACATGAGAGGTCGCAACCGTCAGCGAGGCGTCAGACCAGCTTGCAATCTGCTTCTCGACCGCGAACGTGCTGATACGGGTTCCGGTCCTGCCATCCAAGCGGCGAACCGTCTTGTCGGACGCCAGCCAAAAAGCGGTCTCATTGCTGGCCGCGACGGCATGAACGCCGATCAGGCCAACCTCCAGCGGGGTGTCCTGGTATCGGTTGATCGGGAAGGTCGCGTCCCCCGAATAGTACCAGAACTCGACCGATCGCTTGCCGAACAGCAGCAAGTCCCGGCCCACGCGCTTGGTGCGAACCAGATCGTCGGGGCTGGTGTCGGCGCTGTCAAAGTCCAGCGCGTCATAGTCCCCACCGGGGTTGTTCTGCGGCGAGATGAAGAACTGTTGCTCGTCCGTCTCGGTGAAGACGTAGAACCCGCTGATGTATTCGACCGAGGAAGCGTTCGGCGCGTCAACGTCCGTCACGGCAGCGAGCGTCGTGCCGTTCCAGACGTAAATCTCATTCGCGCAGGTGATGACGACGTTCGTGCCGTCTGAGGCGATGTCCACCGTTCCTGCCGGGATGGTGATGGACCCGAGCGTGGTCACCGAGCCGTTGGAGGCGATCTCAACCAGATTGGTGGCGGTGACCGCAAAACACCTGTCAGCGACCGCGAGAAGCGCCCTCAGAGCGCCCGTGGTGGCAAAGGCGGTGAAGCCCGGCGTTCCGTACACCGGAGCCGGTTCACGGCCCTCCGGCGTCGTTTCCAGATAGCCGTTGACCAGCCGTTCGGCGCTTACCGCGACCGATGCAGCCTCGCCGCTCTGCCGTCCGATCTGGAGAAGGGCGCGCATCAGTAATAGGTCGCCCGCTGCGGCTCACGGCGCTCAGACGACTTAGCGGCTGCGATCATGCTTTCCGCGCCTGTCGAGTCGTACTGCTTGTTGAAAATGCCCTGCGAACGGGCCGACACCAGATCACAGAACGCGCCGGACACATCGTCAGGGATGCTGTCGGCGTCCCACCACATCAGGCCCTTGGTGGAGAGCCTGGCGCGCTCTTGATCGAGGCGACGGCCAACGCGCGAGAAGTCCTCCGGGGCAGGTTCGGAGACGGCGTCGATGACACGCAGGTTTTCAAGAACCTGCCGGATAGCTTCGGCTCGGGTCATCGACGCCTCCGATCAGAACACACGAAAAGGGGCAGGCCCGAAGACCCGCCCCTCAAGTCGCTTACGAAGCGGCGATGCCGACCGTGTTGCCGGCGGCGGTCGTGGCGACGTAGCCAGTCACAACGCCGTGGTCCTTCAGGTCCGCAACGTCCGACGAGCCGGAGCCGAACAGCAGCTTCTTGACGGCGTAGATGCCGTCGATGGCCACGCCGTGCTTGTCGCCGTAGTCGAACTCTTCAGTGACCGAACGCCAACGCTTGGCGTAGGCCACACCCAGAGCCTGAGCGCCGCAGAGATAGACCGGGGTAACTTCGGTCGTCGCGGACGCACCCAGGTTCGTGTAAACCGGGATGTTGTCGCACTCCTTGACGATGCAGCCGTTCCAGAAGATGTCACCACCCTCAAACAGCTTTGCGCCCTCGGCCTGAACCGACGTAGCGGCCAGAACCTCGGTGTCGAGGCTGTCCCGCAGGTTCTTGAACGCAGCCGGGTGGGCCAGCGCCACATAGTAGCGACGGCCATTCGACAGGTCGCGAACCGGGCGGATTTTCGGCGCGCAGGTCTTCGCCTTCAGGATCATGGCGTCCAGCACCGCGAAGGTGAACAGGTCTGCCGTGGTGTCCAGAAGGGCGAAGTCAGCCGAGGCGTCGGTCAGGCCGGCCGCAGCCGCGCCGAACACGACACGGTCAGCATTGTCCACCAGCCACGCATCACGCTGGGCTTCGGTCGAGTCGGTGAACGAGACACCGTTGATCGACCCGAGCGCGAGGATGGCCAGATCGCGGGTGTCTTCCATCGCCCAATCCTTCAGCACAGCCTTGGCGGCGGTGCGGAGGGAGATGGCCGACTTCTGCTCGGACATTTCCGCGATGCGGACGGCGTTGCGGCGCTTGTTGACCTGAATGTCGAAGGAGCGCGAGGTCATTTCGTCCTCGTTGCCCTCCAGCGTCGAGGTGCCGGTGACAGCCGCGTTGTTCAGGCGGTTCACCAGGGCGATGGTGATAACGTCGCCCTTCTTTTTGGTGAGGTCTTCCTTGACCTGAATGACCGAGTTTTCGTCCGAACCCATCATCTTGATGAGCGGGAAGTCCTGAAGATACTCGGTGAAGAACTGATCGTCCCACTGCTGGACGACAAGGCCGGTGGCCGGGGTCGAGTCTGCCATTTTCGTGTCTTTCTATGAGCTAACCGGCGTCATCCGACGCGGGCGTTTTTGGGTTACCGCTTGCCGATGATCTCACCGAGCGGCGTAGGGCCTGCGAACCGACCGTCCCCGCCCCGAGGGGCTGTTGAACGCTGGCCGGATGCAGGCGCGGGGATGTTCGGGCGCTGCGGTGCCATCGGAGCGGACGGCATCTCAGCGAGGATTTCTGCCCGGAGGCGCTCGCGCTCGCTTTCGCGCCACGCGTTCGGATCATCTCCGATCTCAGCCGAGAGTTTCTCTCGCTGGTATTGTTGGTGCGCAGCAGCCCACGGATGCCGTTGCTGGATGGCCCACGCCTCAATATCGGGACGCGTCGTCAGCCATTCCTTGACGGCCTCAAGCTCAGGCTCGCCGTGCTTGTCCACGAAGCGATCTTCCGAACGCTCCAGGCGGTCCATCACCCGCATCGTCTCGAAATGAGCGACAGGGTCTTGCCGGGGGTCCGGCAGGATCGGAGCCGATTGACGGGCCTCCAGCTCCTGAGCGCGTTGCTCGGCCTGTTTGGCGCGCGTCTCGATCTCCTTGAGGCGCTTACGATACCAGAACGGCTGTTCAGCCTCCGGTTTCGTCTCCGGCTTTACCTCCGGGGCGGCTTCCTGCTTGGCAGGAGCGGGGGCCGCAGCCTCCGCAGGAGCCGACTGATCGTTGGCCAGAATGGCGTTCAGATCAGCCGACTCCATCTCGGGCGCTTGGCCCGGCTCAAAAACTTCGGTCATGCGATATGTGGCGTCTCCCGACGCTACCTCTCGGGCTTACCGGCCCGGACGGATCGTCCGCTTAGGCGGCGATGAACTGCCCCGGATCAACGGGGAACTGTGGAGCCATGGACCGACCGGCGATTTCCTCGCCCTGAGCCATGGCCTTGAATGCGTCGGCGCGCTTCTTTTCCAACTCGGCAGCGGCCATATCTTGCGCCATCTGGCCCTGCTGTTCGGCCATCGGGTTGGGCTGGGCCATCTGCTCCAGCGCCTGCAAAATCTCCCGCTTCTGCGAGGACCGCAGCGCCGGATTGATCTTGACCGCGATCTGGGCAAAGGCGGGCGGCATCTGAGCCAGCGCCGGCAGCGACTGCATGAACGCCTGGTACGTCTCGCCCTGCATGGCGATCACGTTCTCAGCGTCCGCGATGATTACGTCCACGTCCATTTCTGCAACGGCATTCTGTTGCCCGACCGGATTGCCGTAGTCATCGACTTCCGCGACGTTGAGACCAACAGCCTGCGGCGATAGCTCATCGTCAGTGACACGAATCCACCTCTCCGCAGTCCAGAACTGCTGCATCATGTTGGCGAGCATCTGGAACACACGCTGGTCGAAACGACGCAGCGCATCCAGAAGATCGCCCATTTCGACCATGCCGCCAGCCTGTTGGGCCTCGATAGCCCGCCCTGACTGGTCTTCGGTTCCCTTGCCAAGCAGAGCGCTGTTCGGCCCGGCCTGAGCGATGTAGCTCATGGCATCGTTCAGCAGCGCAGCTTGGCCGGCGGCAAGCTGGATGCCGTCCACGACCTCGAAACGGCTGTCGCGCTGGACCTCGACATAGAAGTCCGGGCGGGCCAGTTCCTTGCGGGTCTTGGCGATGTCCTCGACCGCCCCGGCCTCCGCAATCACGCCACGGCTGACGGACTGGTGCAGGGCCTTGGAGCGGCGCTTGTTCACCTCGTCCTGCGGGTCAACCAGATGGCGGACCTCGCCGTAACGGTTGTTCTCGCGGTCAATGTGCGCGCTCTCAAGGATGAGCGGGCAAAGGCTTTCGCCGTCCTTGGTCGTGTAGGGGCTTTCGCCGTAGCTCAGTTCGCCGCCCTTGGTGAACTCGCACCAGAACCAGCGACCATTCTCCTTGTGCCACAGACTGACGACGCGGATGCGCTTGCGCTTCGGGTCCGACCACACCGACCACTTGGGCCGGTCATCATAGGTCTCGCCAGCCCTGCGGCCATCGTTCAGCGTGTTTTCGAGGATGGCGCGGTTTTCCTCGCCGTACTTCTCGACCGCTTCCTCCAGGTCCATCCAGAGAACCTGGCCGAGATAGCGAGCGTCGGAGAAGTCCTCCTGAGCCGAGTGCGGATCATAGACGATCCGATCCCACGGGATGACGTTGATCTTCAGCGCATAGTCCAGCGCGTCCTGCTCGGCGTAAAGCTCAACGCCGCCGTAGCCCTCAACCACCATGTTCTTCCACGCCCGCGAACGCTTGGCCGGGAAGTCTGCGGAGTCGGCGGCATAGCGAAGGCCCGCCGTGAACGCGTCGGCGGCAGGCTGGTCGGGCTGGTTGCGGTAGTAGGCTTTCGGGTCGCGGCGCTGTTGCTTTTCCAGCCCAAGCAGGAACTCGACACGCGACTTGATGACGTTGAACGCGATAGCCGGCTGACCGCGCTGCTTGAGC